TTAAGAGCGACAACCTGCGTCTGATACCGCGCCGAATAGAAAAACTCACTTGTCATTGTAGGCATTTTTCGCCCTCCTATACATTCAGCTTAAAGCCATGCGCACGCCGCATCTGCTCGTCGTGCACTGTACAACCCAAATCCCCGCCCGCGAGCGCATAGGCACGCGAGATTGCTTCGTCAAGCGCGGCGTATTTCTGCGCCTGCGCATCGTAAGACCTGCGACACTCGGCCATCTCATCGCGCAGCGCCTGCAGTTCCTTTGCAAGCGCGTCACCGATATCCTCGCTCAGCGCCGTGAGCGTTGCGACCGTTTTACCGGACGCCTCGGCGATATCCGAAACGGCCGCGCTTGCCGCGTCTGTGATAGCCCTGGCGCGCGATTCACCCTTAGCCGATATATCGGCAAGCCCAGTCTGGATGGCCTCGATACGGGGCACCAAGCGCGCAGAAACGGCATTGTCCAAAGCCTCCGGGATATCCGGCTGCGGCTCTGGATTTCGCGGTTCGGCCAGATAGCCGGACACACCGAACGCCTCGACCTCATCCACGAGACCGAGCTCCTGCGCACGCTCAGACGGCATCCACGTTTCAGCCTTGAGCATATCGCGGATCTCATCCTCGCCGCACTTCATGCGGATTTGATAGACCTTGACAATTTCATCGTCGCAAACGTCGAGCACGTCCGCGCATTTGCGCATTTCATCGGCGTTACCCGCACCGATAATGCTGGCCTGATGAATCATAAACGTGCTGCCCAACTGCGCCGTGACTTTTGCACCGGGAACGCAGAGCAAGAGCGTTGCCGCGCTTGCAATCATGCCTGCCGTCTTAATCGACACTTGCCCAGCATAATCCGCGAGCTGCGCACGCATAGCGAACGCCGTGTCGAGATCACCGCCCGGGCTGGACACCCAGACGTCGAGCGGCGCGCCGTCTGCCTCAGCCAGCACAGCGGCGAGCTGTGCCGCATCGCTGGCGAACCAGTCCGACTCACCCGTGATGGCACCAATAATCGACAGCTTCACGCTGTCCCCACTTCTACTCGCGATAAGCATCGGAGCCCTCCATTACGTCTATCGGCTGGCCGTTCTGGTCTTTGACCAAGCCGTATTCCCTCATAAGTCTTTCCTCATATCCACGCTGCCGGATATTCGCTGCGATATCCGTTCCCGTGGCAATCTGCGCCTCACGCGCAAGCGTAGATACACACAGCTGAACACGCTTTGCGGCAGCATCAATTTCTTTTGTCGGGTCAATGTTTGGAAGCTGCTCGCCGATCCACTCGGCGGCCCGCCATGCGCTGCGGCGGGCGGGGTCTGTGTAATACCCAGTAAGGCCAAGCTCATCGGCGTGCAAGTCCAGCCAGGCGTTGTACAACGGGCGCACGAATTGATCGACAAAGCGCGCGCGGTCTACTTCATAGCCCCGCTGGGCATCCAATAGCGCCGCGCGGCTCGCCGAATAGCTCGCGTCCCATTTCTTCAGCGCAACCTCGGCACTGATACCGAGATTCGCCGCGATCTCAGAGAATTTATGCTCAACAAAGTTCGCGTATTCTGGATTCGGGCGCAGCGGATTAAATGCTTTCATATCCGCGCCGTCCCACAAGTCTATCAGATTCCCGTTGCCCCAATTTATCGGCGGCTCATTCTGCGGTGGCAACGCGGTCTCATCGGCCGACGCCTCCGGGATTTTCCCGAAGCTGTCCATCAAGTCGATTGCCGCCTGCGCCTCAACCGCCGGATGCGTGCGGAATAGCGCGGGCTTTGCCGCTACTACAGCAGCGTCGAGCTCGGCTTTCTGGTACCGGTCCAGCTGTTTGCAATCCTCAATCACACGCGCGGCAATCGGGAGACCGCGCAGCTGGCCGGGGCGATCAAATGGCGTGTGGATAAACAACGCTCCACTACGCGGAAACAGCCACGCGCCATCGGCGAGCGACTGGAAACCCGCCATAAACCGGCGGCGGCGATAGTAGCGCACCGGGAAGCCGTCAGAGTTGAATTCAAAGCCTGTGGCCAACCAATACGCAACAGGGCGGCCATTCGCAGCGAGCTCAATACCTGAGCGCACGCGCTCGTTGCCATACTCCTGCGGCGGCGTGATAAGGCAGTCCGATTCGATTATGCGCACACGGATTGATCGTGCTTCGGGGTCGCAGTACACATCCGCAACGCAATCACCGCTCAATACGCACGCCTTGTACGCTGTATAGAGCAGCTCGTTCAGTGATTCGCCGTCAAGGCCGACGTTTCGCGACCAGCGTGCAAACGCGGCCTCAATCCTGCGCTCAATTCGGGTGGCCTCATCCAGCTCAAGACCGAGCGCGTCAGCGTCAATCTTTGCATCCAAATCAAGCCCGCGCCCGATAACGCCGTCGCATTTCGCGTGTATAACGGAGCCAAAAAAGCTGTTAGACGTGTACAGATCACGACTGCGTGCGCGGAGCATGAATTGATTCTTATCGCAATCATCACGCGGGCTCGCCGGGAAAGTGAACCAGCTGTCAAGCGGCAAGCTGTCCATAGATGCGCCGTGGCGCGCGTAGCCTAGCCACGAAAACAGCTCCTGCCCGAAGTTCGTCACCTTGCGCACGGCTTGCGACACGGGGCGCGCCTGCGGTGTGCGCGTTAGCGCGCGCAGTACGCTATTTATGCGCCGGATGATACTCATAGCCTACCACACCCACCGAGTTCGCACATGATCAATCGTACGGACGGGGTGGACACGGGTGCAGCCACCTCCGCGCAGTACGCACGCAAGTCGCGCATACAGCCGGTCGAGCTGTGCCTGTATAGCGGACGCGTCCTGCCTCGTGTAGCTGAGCCCATCCACGATGTAGGCCTTATTGCGCGAGACGGCATCCGCCGCGGCTTCCCATTTTTCTATTTTTGCCCGAAGCTCGTCTACAGTCATACGACACCCCCGGATAAAAAATCCACCGCGTCGGGGATCACGCGCTCGCTGGCTAGGCGAGAGGAGTAGAGAGCAGCCCGCGCTCCGTAGGCCGACGCAGTATCACACAGTACCGTGTAGACGATTATGCGGATTTGTCAAGAATTATTTTTTGCGCGCGCGCTTCGGCATACTGTGACAGAACAGCTCATAAGCCGCAAGCGCATAGACTGCACAATCCAACGCCTCATTACGCGCGCGGTGCTGCACCCAGCGCGTTACCTGCCGACCGTGCTCCACGTGCGTCTCGGGGGATTCAGCCGTGAGCTGCAGCCAGAACTCATCGCTCAATTCTTTCGGTATGTGCACATACCCCGGGCCAACGGTGGCGATATTCAGGCGGTCGTAGATAACCTGCTTGAACCTGTCCACGCCGAGTTTATATAGCGGCGAGTGGTACTGCGGGATGCGGCTGGGCGGCGATATGAGCGGCACGCGGTCGCCGCCAACACCCTTAATCGCCACGACGCGGAACCGCTCAAGCTGCGCGCAAAAGCGGTACACCGCCTGCGTAGAATACCCGTCGCCGCTGTCTATACAGGCTGCAAAAATGCGCCCCTCGCGGCCGTCGGTGGTCTCTACAGGCTGCGCAAGGAACGCCCGCAGACGCTCCCACAACTCCAAATCGAGCGGGTCACCTATAAGAACCGTGTGCGATATCGCCCACGATTCCATGTTTTCGCCGAAACCCCAGACCGAGACTTCCAAGCGGTCACGCTGAACATCCACCCCCGCCGTCAGGTACCGGATCGATTCGTGGTCGGGCCGAGCCTCAAAACGGCTACCGGATGCACTGGATTTCCCCCGCCATACGGGGACTTGATCATCCCACGGCTCCGCAAGTCGGTCCTGGATGAATGTGCGTAAGCGGTCTATATCGCGCGCATGATTCGCGGCGAGCCACTCCGCTGCCATAGATTCGAGCGACATCCACGGGGAATACAGGCTGGGGAGGTGGAAGCCGAGACGGCCAGCCGCCGGGTCGCCTGCTACAAGCACCCACTCCCCTGTCGCGAGCTGCACCGATGACGCAGGGCCCGCACCGCGCACAACGCCCCCGCACAGCGGACACTCCAGCCGCGCCGTCGTTGGGTCGCTCTCGCCGTCGTCGTTCTTGTCCCATTTAACCTGCGGCCACGACCAGGCAAGCGGCACACCGCAGTGCTGGCACGGGATGCGGTACTCATATCGCGCGCACGCACCCAAGCGCCGCCACACCTCGGACGCGCCGACGGCCCCCGGCGTTGAGGTGATCAGGACTTTACGGTTGGCGAAATTCGTTGTTCGCCCGATGGCCATATCCACCGCGTTACCGTCGGAGCGCGCAGGGTATCTGTCCACCTCATCGCACAGGACAACACGGATAGGCCGGGAGATCAAGTCGGTAGGGCTGGCCGCGCTGGCCAGTTTTATGTAGCCACCGGCGAAGCGCTTTATGCTGCCGCTAAGCACGCCGGTCTTCACCTTCAAATCCTCAGTAAAGCCAAACAGCGGACGCAACGCGGGGGAGGCCTTGATCATGGTATCGATACGCTCGCGTCCGAGCTGCACGACAAGCTCCTCGGACGGCTCGACGAGCATGATCGGCGACGGCTCGTGCTGAGTGTAATAGCACATCGCGTTCAGCAGCAGCTCAGTCTTCCCGAGCTGAACGCCTGAGCACACGACGATCTCCCGTACATGCGGGTCGGTGACGGCGTCCATAATCTGCCGCAGGTACGGGGTTCGGGCGGTGCGCCAGCGGCCGGCTTCGGGGCTGGCACCGGAGGCCAGGACGCGGTTTTCGTCTGCCCACACAGACAGCGGCATGGGCGACCGCAGGCGTAAATACTCAAGAAATTTGGCGGTCCATGCGTCGCTACTCATTGCCCCAGTCCCCCGTGAATGCGGATTCCTGTATGGTGCGCACGACGTGCGCGACTTCGTCCCGGATGATCTCGGCTATCTGCTCAGCTGGGAGCCCGGCGCACATACCGGCGAGGCGTATGGGCATCTGCATGAGCGCGGCGGACACCTGTGTGGCCGTTGTGGCCGCATCCAGCTCCACCTCAACGCGCGGGACAAACACGCCTTTTTTAATGTCAGTTTCGAGCTTGAGCTTTTCGCTTTGAGCGCGGCTGGCCATAGTCTTCGCCGCGAGGTATTTCAGCTTGAGGGCTTCGATGGCATCCGCAGACTGCGCGGCCGCGGGGGCGGTTTCGCGTGGGGGGAGCCCTACGAGCTCGCGTGCGGCAGCGTCAGCGTCGAGCAGGAACTGCGGGACGGCCTTCTTTGGTCGTAGGCCGTCAGCGGAGACAAGCGCAACGACGCCTTCCCGAAAGGGGATCTCGCCGAACTGCACGGTCGGGAGCTGCCCGTTTTCCCACGCACGTTTGACGGCACGCTCATCCGTCCCGGTCAGCCGTGCGAAATTCTTAAAGTTTACCGTCCCGCCTTTGCGGACGGCATCGAGCAGCGCCTTGATAAAGGCGGGGTCGTTCTGGTTGATCTCATCCATAGCTTGTATCTCCGTAGTCCATACCGCGCGTCGCAGCGCGGTGTTCGTGGCGAGGATATGCGCGCGGGCGTTACGTGTCAAGCGTCTACGCGTTTAGAATTGGTGTAAAAGCTAGTCGTAGCAACGAGATTTTGAAGTTTTAGGTTTACGATCCACCCCCCGGCCCAGCCGCCC